AACCCGTCAGAAGCGCGGCCGGGACACCCTTAGCAAGGGCGACATCGGAACGGATCGACTTGGCCTCGAGCTCAGCGGCGCGCTTTTCGGCTGCTTCGGCTCGGGCGGCGATCTTCTCGAGTTCGGACTTGTTGGCGTCTTCGATCTCAGCGAGGCGCTGTGCAGCACCCTCGTTCGCCTTGGCTTTCGCCGCATTGTCCTTAGCGCGCTGTTCGTGCTTGCGCGCCTCGGCCTTCCAGTCGATCTCCTTCGCTTCGGGCTCAGTGCCCTCGACGGTTTCGACTACTGGTGCAGCGGGTACAGATGCGGTCATTGTTTTGCTCCCATGCGGGTTTCCCTCAGCCGTGCGGCGTCAGTGGATTTATCGGAATGCCCATGCGGGCGATGAACCCACCAAGACGGCGGGAAAATTGGTTACTCGTATTGCGCAATCCATTCGCGGATCTTCGCGCGGGATTCGGGCGAGTTAGTGCGCCGGCTGGCCTTGTACTGCAGCACCGAAGCTTCTTCGCCCACATCGGTTTTGAAGACTGGCTGCGCGGTGCAGTGACAGCCCGGATGGCTGGCAAAGCGGGCCGTCGACTGCTTGTAGACAGCGCCACGAGCCGCGAGAGCCTTGCAGAAGGCGCACCCGCCGCCAGTGATCCGACGCCAGCCCGCGGCATCAGGGTCGTTCTGCCGATTCGTCAAAATCGTGTCGCGGAACGGGCGTGCCGTCTCCAACTGCACAATCTCGGCGATACGCTTGCCGGAAAGTTCCAGGTCGTCGGCGAATAGCGGTTCAGATGCCCACGCGATGCCGCGGCGGACCTTCACCGTCCGATCGAGCACAACCGCCGCAGAAGTGAACCGGGAACTCACACCCGCCAAGTCGCGCTGCTCGTCATAGAAGTCAGCAGCAAGCGCCGCAGACCCATCCGAGTAGTAATCGATCAGACCAGGAACACCATCGAGCAAGGCAGCACGCCGAACCTCTGGCGACCCGCCAACCCGTGTCAACAAGTCGAGCGACACGGCAACAGCCTCAGTCGTCAGAAGTTTCAGCGCCGCCCTAGACTCACGCGGGCTGGGCATCCGCAGCAACCGCGACGGGAGCCGGGTTCAGCGCAGCCAACACCGCACGACCAGAACTTCGGCGCTCTGCCTCAGCCCTCTGCGCTAGAGCCCGCGAAATCTGCTGCTGATCCAAACCGAGCAGCTCGAGGCCGACCTCAGTATCAGCAAGCCAAGGGACAACGCTCAACTGCTTCGAACCAGCATCCGCCGCAGCAGACTTCGACAGATAAATAGGCGAACGCCACTTCGTGTCAATGCCCGCCCAATCCTTCGGAACGGAAGTCTCGCCATTCTGGATAGCCAGCGCCCGCGTTACCGTGCGCCGAATAGACGGCGACCAATCCTCGGTAGCGCCCTCAGCCTCAGCGATCAGGTTCTCACGTGACGCCGAGTAAGCTTCCGCGCTCGTCGGGTTCGCCATGTCAGTCAGCGCGAAGTCAGAATCGGGTAGATCGGTCTCACGCGCCATCAGCTTCGCCAACGCGTTGAGCTGCGCAAGGTGTGGCTCGGGGGAAGAAGCATCGAACTGTTTTACGTCGGCGCGCGGGTTCGTGGCGTTGGTGTCCTCATTGTCTCCGAGGCCGAAAACACGGCCAAGGGCCATCTGCCAATCGGCTTTCGGTGAACCATCCGCGTTCTTGAACACAGACGCTTCGGCACCAAGCAGAATTAGCTTCGGTATCGTGTACACATCCATGTGCGCCTCGAGTCGCACCAGCGACCGCAATGCCGAATCTTGGTGCCCCATGACTGGGCGAGTAATACGCGACTTACCGGCGCGGCGAGACGTACGAGGGTGGTACACAAGCGGTTCAGCCGGAACGCCAAAGGAGTGCTCAACACGATCCAGCGACCAGCCCTCGACCGAACGCTCAGCACTGATCGTCATGTTGTTCAGATACAGAACAAAGCCGGTGATGTCGTCGTCCTTACGAGACGTGACAGACAGCAGGTTGTCGAGCTTGCGAGTGCGCACATTCCAGTCGCCTGTAGCGTTCAGGGCATCCTTCGAGTGGATGAGCGCGGCGGGCTCGCCGGCAGCGACATTGCCCTGCGTCGTGATCAGGTACGAGACACCATGCAGCAGCGAATCGGTCTCGCCCTGGCTGATCTCCGAATACAAGAAGTTGCCATCAGCAAGCTCACCCATACCCAGCGAATCGAGGTCGCCACCAGCCCAAATCATCTTGTCGAGATTGCAACGACGAGCAAGACCATCGACACCCTTAGCAGCCCAGCCCAGAGCAAGCCCGATCCTCGCATACTGAGGCGGAATCACCGTCCCCACCTGCTTTACCGCACGCTTGCCGTCGTAGTAAGACGAACGCAGCAGGTTGCGGGGAGCTTTGTCCTCAAGCTGCTTCACCAGCAGGTTCAGGGTTACAGTCTCGTCCTCGGTAAGTCCGGCGATCTTAATGACCTGCGTCACATCACCACCGCCATCCTGTTGCTCGTCGGCCTAGTCGGCCTCAATACGTTGTCGTTTTGTGCACCCCAGAGGGCGAGAGTTTCAGCAACCATCGGGGAAATATTCGATGTGGCGTCCTTGCGGTTCCACGCCCAGCCGCCCTGCAGCGGACGCTTAGTCGCAACGGACAGGGCCACATTGACTTGCGCCTGATCGGCGTGAAAAACAGAGCCGTCCATAATGCCGTCGTAGAGCTTCGCGCAACCGATCGCCATGTCACGCCCCTCAGCAGCCGCAAGGGTCACCAGAATGTCCGTACCGATCAGGTAATGCCGGTCACGACGCTTCTCCGTCAGGCCGGCCATCTCGTCGACCACAACAGCGTGCAAACGATTCTTCGCAGCACGCGCGACAACCCACGGAATAGCCCAATCGACACCCTGACGTTCCTCGTCGAGCTCCATATGCCAACGCCCATCTGCGCGCAGACCGGCAAGACCCACAGCGGCCGACTTGCGACCGGGCGGAACCTCAATCGAAAGCGTCAGACGGTCAACAGCCATCGACGCCGCATCACCCTGAGCGTTCCAAGTGATCTCATCAATAACCCGGTTCGAACTGACCGAATCCCAGATGCCAAGCGCCTCACGCATGAACGAGTCATCGTCGGTAAGGTTCTCCCGCATCCGCTCCATCGACTCGACCGGAGTGCGAGACGGGAACGACGGATTAGCCTTACGCCACTGCGCTTGATCGTCAGGGTCGGCATCATCGTCAGCCGAAAACTCGACATAAACCATGTCCTTCGTGCGACCATCCAAGGCCTTCGTGCGACGGTTCGTGAACTCTTCACCAGGATCAGTCGGGCGCGGCGGTGTCCCCATAAAGAACAACAGCGCGCCGGACTCTTGGCGCGACTGGTTCGCAGCCGGCACCATATCCTCGAGCGCCTTCTCCGTCAGGATCTGTGCCTCATCGAAAACCTCGATGTCGACCTCATCGAAGCCACGACCGAAGCCCTGTTCACGAGCGCCGAACATGATGATCGATCCGTTCTTGAAACGGATCTCCTGCTCACCATTCGTATTACGCGGGTCAAGCATGTGCGGCGCGATCTTCTTCTTCGAAGTCATGCCCTTGAGCGTCCCGAACGTCTTAGACGTAGTACGGGTACGGTGCGCAGACCACAACACCGTCAGCCCCGGATGAATGATGCACAGGGCGATGATGATCATGCCGACAAGGAACGTCTTACCGACCTGCCGGCCGATCGACAACACAACACCACCGACAGTGGCCGCATACTTGCCATCCCTGCGCTTACCCAAAGCAACAGCACCAATGCCATGCTGCCACTCATCGAAAGTGACGCCCATCTTCGCGCACTGATCAACCACACGCGGCCAAGCAGTCGTCACAATCCCCTTCGGGATCACAACATGGCGGGCAACGTCAGATAGACGCGGGGTCGAAAGCTCCGTCGCCGACTTCGGCATGCTGGCCTTCTTCCTGAGCCTCGCGCACATCGATAGCCTCGATGTCCCGCACCGTCTCCATCAGACGTTTCGTCAACGAGGCAAGATCGCGAGCCGCCGTCGACTCGTCATCCACAGCGATCGCAATACGGTCACGAGTAGCAACCAGAAGGTCACGAGTAGTCCCATTCGAAGCAGCATCAGCAACGGAAATCGCGGACATTTCGCCTCCTGAGTTGGTACAAACAAACCATCGAACATTCGAACATGGCTTCGGGTCATGTGGAAAAATGCTCGGGGAGGGACGCCGCCTACACCCGGAGGGTCTTCGTGATGCTCGAGGGGGTGCCCTCCCCCTGGGGTTCGAACACATGTTCGAATGTCTCGAATTTGTTCGAACATGCTGCCTTGGTACAAAGAGTGGCTACTGTAGTGACCCTGAGCGCCTGATGATTGGTGCTACGAGTCGTGCCCGCTTCTTGCTGTTGCAGGTGTTGTGTGCTGCCTTCTTGTTGCTGCTGTGATCGAGCCCACCTCGATGGATTGGGATCACGTGGTCAACGACGAAGCACATGGGGTCGGGCCATGCGATGGTGTAGTCGATGGGTGCACCGCAGATGTGGCATGCCGCGCCTGTTGCCCTGATGCGTGCCCTGTCCCGGTCCCTTAGCGCACTGTTGCGCTTGGGTTTGGGTGCTGGCATGGCGCTTACTCCTTGGGCTTACCGCAGCTACATTCGCGCGCGAGTGACGGCACAACGTATCCAGCGCCGCATGATGGGCAATGCCATTGATCAGTCACTCGAGCGCCCGTCTAGCCACTCGATGAGTGCGGCTTCTTCGTCGTCGGTCATCTGCGACCATGTGTGTGCTGCTGCTATTTCGGCGTCGTTGGGTTCAAACATTGTCGTCGTCTGTTCGGTCGCGTATGGCTTGTAGTGCGGCGAGTTGTGCTGGTGTGATGCGTGACATGACGGCTAAATGTGCACGGTGCAGGTCGTCGGGGTTAGTCATTAGCGCGCGCCGATGGTTCCGACTGTTTCGGGGAAGAACAGGTAGTCCATAAATCCGGATTGTGTCTGCGCGTTGTTGAGACGTGTTGCTTCACGCGATACGTCTGCGTAGTTGCCGCGCTGTGGGGTGAACTGCGGTGGGCGGATCGGCAGTTCGAGATCGCGCTCAGAGTTGCGCACGAGCTTGTCGCGGCCATCTACTCGCTGCATCGTGTAGGCCTCGCGTCGGTAGCACAGGTCAACGACGAGGGGTGCTGTTACTGCGCTCATGGGGCGATGCTCCGAATCAGGTGGTGGCGTTCGTCGGATGTGAGGCGCGCTACAAGAGCCTCGAATGTGTTTGGGATGAGTTCGGATGCACGCAGCACACGGTCAGGGTTGTCACTGAGTGTCGGCAGTAGTCCGCTTACCTTGTCGACCGCGGCTGCAATATGCGGGTCGACGGGGTGTGGTTCGGTTACCCAGCCGTCAGACATGAGCCAGCGCCGATGCAATAGGGCCGGGCTCAGTGAGGCCGAACTCATTAACGGCTCGGTTCAATATTTCTCGGGCCTTTTCGGGCGACAGTGCAGCCGCATGAGCGAACTGGACGACTGTTTCCTCAAGTGAATCCATGACGTGTCCTTAGTCGCGTCCACAGGCGCGCTGTCTGTTGGGTCATAAGTGGTGGGCTGATAAACCCAAGATGTAAGCGGATTGCTTATGGCTAGAGGATGCGCAGATCTGACCATGCGCCGTTCGATGTGACGAACGAGAGCATGCCAGCCTTGGATCGTTCCCCGGTCTTGTTAGTGAACCAGCTCGAGCCGTTGTCGGATGCGGGGCTGACCATGAGCCAGCGTGCGTCACCTGATTGCTGTACTCTGAGGCTGTGGTAATGCCCTGCGAGGAAAATGTCAGCTTCCCCGAGTGGCATGCGTCCGTGCGATTGTCCTTGCCAGAACTTGCCGAGCGCGTCGGGTGATTGTGCCTGGTGT